CTGGAATCCCATCCTTGCAGAGAACTCTATGTGTGAGGAAGTGACTGAGGAAGAAGCTTTCCCCGAGAAGTTTATCCCGAAGAAACAACGTGGCCGCAAGTCTGATCTTGACCTCACTACCCCCGATGAAGCAATTCCTGAAGCTCCTCCTGTGACCAATGAGGAAGTCAATGCTGAAGCATCTCGAGGTCTACCTGAATGATACTTAACACTGTAATCACTGAGGTTCGCAGATTACTGCAAGACATCAACTCACCACAGCGCTATAGCGACGTGGTGTTGTTGGGCTTTGCGAATCAGGCGTTAAAGCGCATTGCTGTGCTTCGCCCAGACCTCTTTGCTTACATTGGGCCAATCTCTACCACTGCTGGGTCTGTCATCCAGTCTATGCCGTCTGATTCACTCCGAGTCATGGAGATATTCTCTGTGCAAAACGGCAATGGTGTTACTGAGGTTAACCGCGAAGCGCTTGACCAGACGTACCCAACATGGATGAACGATACCGCTGGGCCATGTGTGAACTGGATGCGCCATGTGCGCAACGCCAACAAGTTCTTCATCTACCCCAAAGCGCCAGCAGGTCAAATTTTAATCGGGGAGTATTCGCAGACTCCTCCAGACTATGACGGCACAACAACTGTGACGTTGTTGTCAGATGGCTATTTCCCAGTCGTTGTTGACGCGACAGTGTTCTTGGCTGAGTCAGTTGATAACGAACACGTAAACTCACAACGTGCTGCCTTGTTCCAGCAGTCATTTACCCAAGCCTTGGGCGTTAGCGCACAGGGTAGGGTTATTACTGATACCGAACAAGCTGGCCTCAAATCGACTGAGGTTGTCTAATGTCTGACCGCACATTCCTCTCACTGGTTACTCGTCTTGCACCTAGCGTGCCGGGATGCCCACAGCCAATCGTCGAACAATATGTTCGTGATGCCGCTATTGAGGTGTGCGAAAGAACCCTGTCATGGCGCTATGAGCAGCCTAAGATCAGGCTTACGCCGGGGGTCTATGAGTACCCCTACGAGAATCCTACAGGGGCAGAGGTTCATGCGTTCCTGTCAGTTTCGCTAAACGGCTCAAACATAGAACCAGCGACCCTTGAGCAGTTGACCCGCAAGTACCCAGCTTGGCCTGATCTGACTCCCGCGCAGTTGTCTACCCCGCAGAATGTCTGCCAACTAGACTCTGACAATTTTGTACTTGCGCCCGTACCAGATGCCACAGTTGTTTACGATCTGAAGATGATCGTAGCCCTTAAACCTTTGCGTACTTCGTCGGCAATGTCAAAGTCTGTGTTGGATGACATTGAGAATGTCGTCATGCACGGAGCTTTACAGCATCTGTTAGTGCTGCCCAATAGAACGTGGACTGATCGTGAGTTAGCCTCATACCACGCCAAACAATACTCATTTAAAACGTCTGAACGACGGGCTAGGGCCAATCTTGGTGCTGCTCGTGCGTCGATGACGGTTCAAATGCGTCCATTTGCATGAGGTAATTATGGCAACAGATGTCATCCGATTAGTAAAAGGCGACGAGAAGCCGCTTATCGTCCTTACTTTGACGGACGACATTACAGGCACGCCTATAAATCTATCCTCTGCGTCAACAAGTGTCAGTGTGAAGTTTCGTAAAGCTGGTACTACGACGCTACTCTCAACAATTTCTTGCACAAAACTAAGTAGCGGTACTACTGGACAGGTACAGTTCGGTTTCTCTGGCGGTGTGCTTGACGTTGACGCTGGCGCGTACGAGGGCGAGGTTATTGTTAACGACAACGGCACTATCCAGACAGTCTATGAAACGCTGCGGTTTACGGTGAGGGCAAACTTCTAATGTCCAACATCAAGGTATCTGCTGCTGTTACGGCGCTTGTTACCGCAGTCGCGGTGGCAGGTGCTATTACTGTTTCAGTCAGCCCCAATACCTATGCTGTTTCCGCACAGCCTGAAAACGTCATACGGCTATCGGCGTTTGTTGTGCCGATGGAGTACTTGGAAGAACAGACAGTTACTCTATCTGATTTCCGCCAGATCACAGTTGAGGTTGTAAAAGCCGACGAGGTGTTGGTTGCCGATGCTATGGCATTTGCTCCAGAGGCGGTCTTTACGGACTCCGTTACCGTTGCAGACTCGGTGTTCAAGAATTTCACTGAGGCAGTTGACTTTGACCGCAACGATGCAGACGTAGACCCAGACCCAGTTACGATGGCTGATGTTGCTACTCGGCAGGCGGATAAGGTTCTTACAGATACCGCAACTGCGGCGGATGCTGTGGCGCAAGCACCCGGCAAGGTTCTCACAGATTCAGCTACTGCTGCCGATGCAGTTAACACCATAGCTGTTGGTAAAAGCCTGTCGGACACATCGACGATTACAGATACGTCACCTGTGTTCAACGCAGACAAAGTTGTTGCTGATAGTGCGTCGGCTACCGATGCAGCAGCGCTCAACGTAGACAGGGGCAATATTGCAGATACTGTCACTGCCACAGACTCAGCTACTTCACAACCTGACCTTGCTAAGACTGACTCGGTTACTGCTTCAGACTCAGTGAATACCCTAAATATAGGGAAAACCCTTACTGACTCTGCAACAGCATCTGATGCTGCACCTGTGTTTAACATTGCACAAGTGCTTGTTGATACCGTCACTATGACCGATGTAGTCTACAAAGACTTCACGGAGATGGTGGACTATGACCGCAATGACGCTGACGTAGACCCAGACCCAGTGACTGTTGCAGATACAACTGCTACAGACGTTGTAAAGGTTCTTACGGATACCGCTACATCGGCAGACTCAGTAGCATTGAATCCACAGTCTGTCCAGACTGACACGGCTACAGCCTCTGATACGGCAGTTTTTAATTTTGCGGATGTTCAGACTGACACGGCTACAGCCTCTGACGCTGCCCCCGTATTTGCTCAAAACAAGACAACCACAGATACAGCAACAGCCTCTGATGCTGCCCCTGTGTTTGCTCAGAACAAGACAACAACAGACACGGCTACGGCGTCAGATGCCGCGCCTGTGTTCAACATTGCAGATGTCCTGACAGATGATGTCACGGTGGCAGATGCCGTGACTTTTAATCTGCTGCTCGGTGTAACAACACCGCTCTACGACTTTGCATTTATGTCAGATGACAAGTTTACGTACTTCCCAGTTCTGGGTGTACTGAACGCGCATTTGATACACGAACCCCTTGTAAACGGTGAATTTGTGCTGACAACTGACCCCAATGCTGGTATCGTATATACCATCCGCACGGAGTCGTACAGCTACATGTTTGCTGGTTATGGACTTAACGAAAACCAACTCAACTAAGGAGTAAATCATGTTTAATGACGCAATCAAAATGACGGGTAACCTGAAGCTCGTTCTCACTGACGAGCACGGCAATGTCAAGCAAGAAGAAGAAGTAGAAAACCTAGTGGTAACAGTAGGTAAAAACTTTATTGCTTCCAGCATGGCAAAGACTACAACCAATAGTCCAGCAGCGATGACGCATATGGAAGTCGGCACTGGTACAACTGCTGCTGCGGTCGGTGACACTACTCTCCAAACGGCTGTTGCTAGTTCACGTGTTACGTTGACTTCAACTACTGTTACTACCAACTCTGTTGCATATGTTGCTTCGTTTCCAGCGGGTACAGGCACTGGTGCATTGACAGAAGCAGGTATTTTTAACGCTTCGTCTTCTGGTACTTTGTTGTGCCGTACAGTGTTCTCAGTTATCAACAAGGGTGCAGCAGACACACTCGGCATTACTTGGACTGTGACTGTTAACTAAGGAGTTCGGGAATGGGCATTAAACTCTCAAATAACGCCTTTGCTACGCTTGCGTCGGGTATCAACTCGTCTGCGACTAGCATCACGGTGACAACAGGACAGGGTGCTCGCTTCCCAACTTTGAGTGCGGGCGACTACTTTTACGCTACACTGATAGATACCTCCAACAATTTGGAGATCGTTAAGTGCACGGCTCGCGCAACTGATGTATTGACTGTGACTCGTGCGCAAGAATCTACAACGGCTCGTGCATATAGTGCAGGTGACCGCATTGAGATTCGTCTTACAGCCCAGACT